GGGCATCGATCAGCTCGCGGACTATCGGGTGCCGGCATGACCGAGCGGACGGTGACGGCCGAGAGCGTGCGTCTTAGCCGGGCGCAGCAGGATGCGGCCACGCTGGCAGCCGAGGTGCAGGAACGGGCCAGGATGGCGCGGATCGAGGCGGCCGAGATGCGCGTTCATCGCGCCGTGCAGGCGCTCGGCGTCGTCATGGCGGCGCTCTGGCTGATCGGGCTGGCGGTGATCGTTTGTCTGGAGGTGATGTTTTGAAACGACCCGAGGAAGCATTGCAGCGCGCCGTCTGCGGCCTGCTGGCGATCTACGAGGCTAAGCACCTGCTGGCGTATTGCCACGTGCCATCGGGCGGGTACAGGACGCCGGCCGAAGCGGGTGTGCTCAAGGCCATGGGCGTCAAGCGCGGCATCCCCGACCTGCTGGTTTGGACCGGCAGCGGCCACAGTTTCGGAATTGAGTTGAAGGGGCCGAAGGGCAAGGAGTCCGACGCGCAGATCCTGTTCAGGTCGACGCTGGAGAGCCTGGGCCACCGCGTCTACGTCTGCTGGAGCATCGAGGAGGTGGAGGCGGCGCTGCGGCTGGAGAGGGTGCCGGCGGTCGGGAAGCTCGCTGGAAGCCATCAGGCGGACTCCCGGCGCGTCCTGGAGGCCATCCCATGACCCGCGCCCCGTACATGCCGCAGGTCCGCCGCCTGTTCGTCGACGTCGAGACGCTCCAGGTCCTCGAACAGTACCTCGGCGACCGGCCGCAGTCGGACAAACGCGCCGCCGACCTGCACGACCGCATCGTCACCCTGCTCGACGCCCAAGGCTTGCTGAAGGGCGATGCTGGGTGAGCGAGCGCGACGAAGACCTCGCCGCAACCCTGGCGCTGCGCCGCTCGCTGGTCAGCCACGACCGCCAGCGGCACAATCGCGTCCTGGTCGAGAAGCTGTCGGATGCGTTCGGGCACCGCGCGCGGGTCCAGCCGATCTTGGAAAGAATGGAAAGTCGCGGGCAAATTTCTCCTCGGCAGGCGAGGGCGGGGGAACGGATTTACCAGTGCTATGCGCTCGGTGTCGCGGGCGCTCACAATGGCGAGGCGGGCGGCGCCTACGATCCCGGCGGCTACCGCGACGCTCAGCTCGCCGCCGCACAAGAGTACCGCATCATCAGGGATGCCGTGGGCGGGCGCCTATGGCCTTTGGCCTTTTCGTGCTGCGTGGAAGACTGGTCGGTTGCCCGGTGGTGCAACGAAAGAGGGCGCGGTATGGACCCCAAAGGCGCAATTGCTCTGCTTCGACTTGCTTTAGATGTTGCTGCGGATGCTGTCGGCGATGTTTAGTTGCAAGAATGTTGACATGCGGGCCGCTGATGTGCGAAGAGGGATTATGCGTGCAGACCTGCCGCTGAAATCAGCCGCTCCGGGAAACCGGACGCGGCTTTTTCTATGGGAATTGATGTTCGACACCATCGCCAAGCGCACCGCAGACTGGACCGGCCGACCGGCCGCCTTCTGCCTAGCATTGGCGGTGATTGTCGCGTGGGCGCTGACCGGGCCGGTGTTCGGCTACTCCGACACCTGGCAGCTGATCATCAACACCGGAACAACCATCGTCACGTTCCTCATGGTGTTCTGCTTGCAGTACGCCCAGAACGCGGACACCCAGGCGCTCCACGTCAAGATCGACGGCCTGATCGCCGGCTGCAGCACCACCAGCAACCAATTGCTCGACCTCGAGGACCGGCCGCGCGCCGAGGTCGATGCCGCCAAGCGCCGGATCGTCGAGGGAGAGCCGTGGAGCTGATGCGGACGATCCGCACTGACGAAAACCGGCAGCGCATTCTGAAGGCGCTGGCGCGTGGCGGCAGTTATACCTTGGCCGCTGAAGCCGCCGACATCGGCCGCTCCGCGCTGCATGAGTGGCTGCGTGAGGATGAGGAGTTCAAGGACCAATGCCTGGGCGCTATCGAAGCCGGCACTGACCGCCTCGAGGACGTCGCTGTCCAGCGCGCGGTCGAGGGTGGCTCGGACACCATGCTGATCTTCACGTTGAAGGGCCGTCGGCGCGAGAAGTGGGGCGACAAGCAGCAGGTCGAGCACAGCGGCACCGTCAACTTCGCCGAGGCTCTCGATGCCGCCGCTGTCCGGCTGAAGAAATTCAACGACGATGGCCCGGCGTAACGCTCAGTTGGAGCTGATCGAACAGATCGCCCGCTGCCAGCACGATCCGCTGCGCTTCGTCGTCATGGCGTTCCCGTGGGGCGAGGGCGAGTTGGTCGAGCACACCGGCCCTGACGCGTGGCAGCGGGATATCCTGTGTCAAGTGCGCGACGGGCTGAGCATCGACGAGGCGCTGCGCGTGGCTGTGGCGTCGGGCCACGGCATCGGCAAGAGCGCGCTGGTGTCCTGGCTGATCCTGTGGGCCATATCGACCTGCACCGATACCCGCGGCGTGGTCACGGCCAACACCGAGCAGCAGCTCAAGGGCAAGACCTGGGCCGAGCTGGCGAAGTGGTTCCGGCTGTGCATCACGCAGCACTGGTTCGAGCTGACCGCCACGGCATTGTTCTCGCGTGACCCTGCCCACGAGAAGACATGGCGCATCGATGTGGTCGCATGGAGCGAGCGCAATACCGAGGCGTTCGCCGGCCTGCACAACCAAGGCCGCCGCATCCTGCTGGTGATGGACGAGGCAAGCGCTATTCCCGACAGCATCTTCGAGGTTAGCGAAGGGGCGCTCACCGACAAGCAGACCGAGATCCTGTGGTTCTGCTTCGGCAATCCGACCAGGACGATTGGCCGGTTTCGTGAGTGCTTCGGTCGCTTCAAGCATCGCTGGATCACCCGGCAGATCGACAGCCGCTCAGTCAAGATCACCAACAAGCAGCAGCTCCAGCAGTGGATCGACGACTATGGCGAGGACTCGGACTTCGCCCGTGTTCGTGTCCGTGGCGTCTTCCCGCGCGCCGGCAGCCTGCAGTTCATCAGCGGCGACATCGTCGACAGGGCCATGCACGCCGAGCCGATGGCAACGCTGTACGACCCGCTGGTGCTCTCGGTGGACGTCGCCCGGTTCGGGGACGATGCCAGCGTGATCGCGTTCCGGCGGGGACGTGACGCGCAGAGCGTGCCGGCGCAGTCGTTCCGCGGCATGGACACCATGGCATTGGCTGCGCGCGTTGCTGCGCTGATCGCGGAGCGCCAGCCTGACGCGGTGTTCATCGACGAGACCGGCGTCGGCGGTGGCGTGGTCGACCGGCTCAGGCAGCTTGGGCATGACGTGATCGGCGTCAACTTCGGGGCTGCGGCCGACAGCGATCCCGAGGGCGAGCGCTATGCCAACAAGAGGGCCGAGGCCTGGGGCCGCATGCGCCAGTGGCTGAAGAGCGGCGGCAGCATCGAGAACGATCCCGATCTGCGCCAGGACCTCGAGGGCGTCGAGTACGGCTACGACCTGCAGGGCCGCATCCTGCTCGAGAAGAAAGAGCTGATGAAGAAGCGCGGCCTTGCCTCGCCCGACCGCGGCGATGCGCTGGCGCTGTCCTTCGCGCACCCGGTCGCCAAGAAGGCAGTGGCCTTCGGGCAGACCAAGATCCTGCATGAATACAACCCGTACGAGGCCGCGTGATGTGTTTTGGGGGTTCAGCACCAAAGCCGCCACCACCGCCAACCCCACCGCCGCCTGCGCCGACCATGGCGTCGCCGGTCGTGCAGGCGGCCAGGGATGACGAGCGCAAGCGCGCCCGGCTGGCGGCGGGTCGTGCCAGCACCATCCTGACCGGGGCGCAGGGCCTGACGGTGCCGGCCGTGACCGGGCAAAAGAGCCTTCTCGGGCAATAGCAGATGCCAGATGGACTGATCGGGGCCGACCGTGGCTACGGACACGACGCCTCGCGTCCGAAGCTCTGCTACGAGCGCCGCCTTGCCGCGCTGAAGCAGGAACGGCAGAGCTGGCTGCAGCACTGGCAGCAGCTCGCCGAGTATGTCCTGCCGCGCGCCGGTCGGTGGCTCAACACCAGCAATAACCGCGGCGACAAGATCAACAGCAAGATCGTCGACGAGACCGCGACCTACGCATTGAGGACGCTGGTGTCCGGCATGATGGCCGGCATTACGTCGCCGGCCCGGCCGTGGTTCCGGCTGGCGGCGCCCGCTCCCGAGATGATGGAGATCGCCGCCGTCCGTTTCTGGCTGCATGAGGTCGAGCGCCGCATGCGCGTCATCTTCAACCGCAGCAACGTCTACAACAGCCTGTCGGGCGTCTATGAGGAACTCGGGCTGTTCGGAACGGCGGCCATCGTGGTCGAGCCGGACGAGCGCGACATCATCCGCTGCTATCCGCTGACGGCCGGCGAGTACATGTGTGCCAACAGCGGCCGGCTGGTGGTCGACACGATCTACCGCGAGCTCCGGCTGACGGTCGGTCAGCTCGTCGACCGGTGGGGCGAAGAGCAGTGCTCGCGCAGCGTCCTCAACCATTACCGCCGCGGTGAGGTGGATGTCTGGATCGACGTCATCCACGCCGTCGAGCCCAACCGCGAGCGCGACTATGCCAAGTCGGACAGGCGCAACAAGGCTTGGCGGTCGGTTTACTTCGAGGCCGGCGGCGACCCCGATAAGTTGCTGAGCGAGAGCGGTTACGATGACTTCCCGGCGATGGTGCCGCGCTGGTACGTCGCGGGTACGGACGTCTACGGCCGCAGCCCTGGCATGGACGTGCTGGGCTCGGTCAAGGCGCTGATGGTCCTCCAACTCAGGTTGGCGCAGGGCATCGACAAAACGACCAATCCGCCCATGGTGGGACCTGCGGAGCTCAAGAACGCAGTCGTCAACCTCTTGCCGGGTGGCGTCACGTACGTCAGCGGACAGTCGCGCGACGTGTTCAGACCTGCGTACCAGATCAATCTCCCGCTCAACGACCTCGACGGCCTGATCGCCCGGCACCAGAAGCGGATCGAGCGCGGTTTCTATGCCGACTTGTTCTTGATGATGAGCGAGCAGGACGACGTGCGTACGGCGACCGAAATCCGCGTCCGCCAGGAGGAGAAGCTGCTGGTCCTCGGCCCGATGCTGGAACGCTTGCAGGTCGAGCTGCTCAATCCGCTGATCGACCGGACGTTCAGGTTGATGCTCGAGGCGGGCGCCATTCCCGAGGCGCCGCCGGAGCTCCAGGGCGCGGAGCTGCGCGTCGAGTACATCAGCCTGCTGGCGCAGTCCCAGCAGGCGATTGCGACCGGGGCGATTGAGCGCATGGCCGGGTTCGTGGGCAACTTGGCCGGCGCCAACCCCGAGGTCCTCGACAAGGTTGATTTTGACCAGACTTGCGATGAATACGGCGAGGCGCTCGGCGTGCCGCCCAAGATGATCCGCAGCGATGAAGACGTCGCCAAGCTGCGCCAGGGCAGAGCCCAGCAGCAACAGGCGCTGCAGCAGGGACAGGCCGCCATGACCGCCGCGCAAGGAGCGCAGGTCCTCAGTCAGACCGACACGCGCAGCGATAACGCCTTGACAAGAATGCTTGGAATAAATCCATGAGCGGCGATGAACTGCTTCTCCCGGTTGCATCGTCACTCGACGGCACCGAGGTATTCCGCGCCGTCCGGTCATCGGGTGCTGCGATCCAGGTGCCGGTGCTGGCGGTGCAGGCCGGGATCGACGACATCATCGCGACCGGCAGCACGACCTCCCGGACGCTGGCGGCAAGATTTGCCGATGTCGTCAACGTCAAGGATTTTGGAGCGCTCGGCGACGCCGTGACCGACGACACGGTGGCGATCAACGCCGCCTACGCCGCAACCGCGACTGCGGGCTGCCTGTATTTCCCGGCTGGCGACTACCGCCATGCCACAGCACTGGTCTTTGACTTGGCCAAGCGGATCGCGTTCATTGGCGAGGGCGTGCGGCAAACCCGGCTCGTCTACAACGGCGCGTCCACCACCGCCAACTGCGTCACGTTCGGCGATGGCACGACGAGCGAGCAGGGACTGCGGATCGAGGGCATTGGGTTCAGCAGCAATGTCATCATGACCGCAGGCTGCGGCGTCCGGTTCCGCAAGGTGGTTCGGTCGCACCTGACCAACGTCTACTTCGGGCACCAGGACGGCAACGGTAATTACTATCATGCGGTGTGGTTCGACGGCTTCGACTTCGTGACCCTCGACCAGTTCCAGGCCCGCGCGTCGCAGGATGGCATCCGGATCAGCGGCAACAGCGTCAAGGCCGACCTATTGCTGACCGGTGGCAAGATCGCATCGTGCACCATCGGGTTGCACATTGCGGGTGATGCGGGCGGCGTCTGCGTGGATATGACCGACATCATCAACAACGGAACCAACGTTCGTATTTCCCAGGACATCGTTGCGACGGCCAACCGGGAAACATTCTTCGGCCCAACCGCCCTGATTGATAGCGGCGATGCTGCTGGTGGCGTCACCTTCGACGGGATTGGCGTCGATATCGCGGATACCGACGGGTTTGTCTCATTCGCGGGGGGCTGGCTCGCTTCGGCGGGCGCGCTGATTAACGTCGGGAGCACGTTCGGCGGGCGGCTGCTGGTCAACGGCGTGACGTTCTACAATGCGTTTGCGCGGGGCGTTCATTCCGGCAACGCTATCCAAATCGCGTCCAGTACGGCCAAGGTCAGCGTGACCGGAAGCCGGTTCTATAACGTCGAAGGCACGGCAATCACCTACAGCGGGGCAGGCACTCTCGCCACCCATATGTCCGGCAACTACTTCCACAGCGATGTCACCGCCAAACTTTCGGCCGTCTCCAGCAATGCGCTGACTTACTCGTCAGAGCTGTATGCCGGGACGATCACCAAATACAATGTCTCCGCATTCGGCCAGCCCGTGACGCAGGCCGCCGGCACGGCCGATTATACGGCAGGTGCGGCGTACTCCGCCTGGGTTGCCAGCAACCGGGGCGGCACGATCCAGTTTTTGAAGAGCCGGGGCGCTTCGGTCGGAACACGGGCCATTGTCCAGAGCGGTGATGAAATCGCGCGCCTGATGTTTGCCGGCGACAACGGCACGAGTTTTGAGAGAGCGGCGCAAATTGTCGTCACGGTGGACGGCACGCCGGGCGCGTCGGGCGACATGCCGGGCAAAATCTCCCTCGCTACGAGTGCTGACGGCAGCGCGTCGCCGACCGCCCGTCTTGATCTCGACAGTGCCGGAAACATCGGCATCAACGGGACCAGCTTCGGCAGCGGCGTCAAGGTCCTCTTCATCGGCAACGGCACCGCACCAAGTGGCAGCCCGACAGCCGGGGGTATTCTCTACGTCGAGTCAGGCGCTTTGAAATTCAAAGGCTCGTCCGGGACCGTGACCACCATCGGCCCGGCTTGAGGAGCGTCTCCGCATGACCGACGACGCCCACTACCTCATTCCCGCGGCCATGCTGCACGGGCTGCTGGCGTATTTGGGCCGCCGGCCGTATGCCGAGGTGGCGCAGGCCATGCGGGCGCTGGAGGCGCTGCAGCTCGCCTCCGGCTCGGCACCCGATCCCGAGCCCGTCGAGCCCGAGCTATCCCTCTCGCCCCAGCCGGAAGACCTGTCATGAGCGGTGATGAACTGCTGCTGCCGACCGTCACCAACCTGGACGGCACCGAGGTGTTCCGGGCCGTCCGTTCCAATGGCTCGGCGGTCCAGGTGCCGTTCTCGACGGTGCGGGACGAGGTCGGCTCGTCGTCCGTCACCCTCGACGGGTACGGCGCCACCGGCAACGGCACGTCCGACGACAGCGCGGCCTTCACCGCAGCGTTCGCGGCGCTCGGCAGCGACGGCGGCACCGTCTGGCTCGACCATGACGGCACGTACTATGTCGCCAGCAGCATCACCATCCCTGTCCGCTGCCAACTCCGGGGGCACTTTCTCAAGCCGGGCAGCGGCGCCTCGCCGATCCTGGAACCCTATGCCACGCGGGGCTCCACAATCCTGCTCAACCCAGCCGCGTCGATCACGATTGCCAGCCTGAGCGGGATTGACGGGATCACCATCGTCAACAGCGCCCTGACCATCCCGTTCACTCAGGGCAACGCAGCGACCCAGGTGGCAGCGTTCAGCGGCACGGCGCTCAACGTCACGGGCAAGGACGCGACGGTTCGGGACTGCCTGATCCTCGGCTTTGCCACAGCCGTGTTCAGCTTTGGCGCACAGAGGTTCGTCTTCGAGCATGTCCTGTGTGACTGCACCAACGGCTTCAACCTGACAGCAACCTACGACATCGGCCGCCTCAATAGCTGTCACTGCTATCCCTACCTCACGGCCGAGAACGTCTGGAGTGCGGCGGACCCGACCATCATCACGCGTTCGGGCATCGCGTACCGTCTGGCGGACGTGGCTGACTGGTGCAAGGCGACCAACTGTTTCTCGTACGGCTACGCCTGCGGCTACGAGATCGATACCGCCGACGATGTGCAACTCGTAAGCTGTTCGGCCGACTACAACGCCGCGATAGCAAGCACCTCAATCGGTTTTCGGATCAAGGGCACGGCCAAGCGGACGGCGCTGATCGGGTGTCAGGCGGCGGCCCAGAACGACGGCGTTTATATCGACACGACCGGCGGCGCCACGACACGGATCATCGGGTGCTCGTTCTGGTCGAATGACCAGAGCGCCATCAACGTCATCAACGGCCGGGCGCAGATCATCGGCTCCAGCATCTCCGCGTCACCGTACGGTGTCCTGGCCGGGGCCGCGGCGGATGATCTGGTCATCACCGGCAACTACTTCGAAACTTGCGCCACCTCGCCGATCTCCCTGCCTACTGCCGTCCGCGCAACGGCGCGAGTGCGCGACAACGTTTTCTCGGGCTGCACCGACACGGTCGGCGATACCAACGTGGCGATGCGCGGCATCGTCGGCACCACGGCAGCCCTGATCATCGACGGCGCGGCGTCCAACAACAAAATCATCGACTGGCAGACAGCCGGGGTTACGCGCTGGAAGCTGTACACCAATGGCACTGCCGAGGCTGGCGCTGGCGTCGGCAGCGATCTGGCGATCAACCGCTACAACGACGCCGGGACGTTCCAGAACACGCCGTTCCTGCTCGAGCGGTCAACCGGAAACCTCGGCATCAACGGCTCGTCGTTTGGCTCCGGCGTCAAGGTGCTATTCATCGGCAACGGCACCGCTCCGAGCACCAACCCAACCGCCGGGGGCATCCTGTATGTCGAGTCCGGCGCCTTAAAGTATCGTGGAAGTAGCGGCACCGTGACCACCCTCGGAGCAGCCTAATGAGCGGCGATGAACTGCTGCTGCCCGTGGTGAGCACCCTGGACGGCACCGAGGTCTTTCGCGCCGTGCGGTCGTCGGGGGCTGCCGTGCAGGTCCCCGTGACTGCGGTGCGGGCCGAGGTCGGCGGAGAGGTTTCGGTCGCAGGCTACGGCGCGGCGGTCGATGGCGTGACGAACGACAGCACGGCAATCTCCGCCATGGCGACGGCGGCGGGTTTCGTGCGGTTCCCTGTCGGCAACACCTATGTCGCGGCCAGCATCACCATTGCCGTCCCGGTCATCTTCGATCAGGGCGCCTACCTCACGGTGGCCTCGACCTTCACGGTGACGTTCTCGTCGCGGGTCGAGAGTCCGCGCCAATACATTTTCCGTGGTTCGGGGCTGGTGTCGCTCACGGGCGAGGACAGCCGGAGGGCGCATGCCTCGTGGTTCGGTGCGTTCCCGAATGGGTCGGACTGCGCCGCAAACCTGAACGCACTCACCACCGCCATGGGCAACAGCCGTGAGGCACTGATCGAGTTCGATCCCGGTGTCTATCAGGTCAATTCCACGGTTACGTGGAACCGTGGCAGCCATCTGCTGGGGTCGGGCGACCGGCTGACTGTGTTCAAGAGCGGGAGCCTGACCGGCGATGTCTTCACCACCGCCGGCATCGCGTGCTGGTTCGAGCGTCTTCAGTTCGAAATCGACAGCGGGGTTGGCACCGAGCGCACCAGTGGGGCCTATCTCAACATCGCCCACGGCAACGCCATCGTTTCGGATATTGCGTTTGGTGGCGCTGCGGTCGGTGTCAAATTAGCCGCATCGAACAGCCACGCCCGCAACATCCGATGCCTTGTGGGCGGGACTGCCGGATCGGGCACGGCGACCGTCCTGGTGACTGCGAGTGATTGCACGGTGGATGATGTGCATCAGCTCGGGGGCGTCTACACCGGGCCGGAATACGTCGTGTCCGTCCGCAATGACAGCGCCGCCGTCAGCAACGTGACCATTCGGAACGTCTTCAACGGAACCGCCGGCTCGGGCGTCGGGATCGTCTCGAACGGCCAGTTCGTCTCGGGCATCTCGGTTGACAGCGTTCACCAGCGCACCGGCACGACCTCGCCGTCAGCGGTCACCATCAGCAACGTTGGCGCGCAGACCATCGATAGCGTTCGGGTTACCGATGTCTTCGTGAACGCCGCCACAACGGACGGCATCGTCATCAACAGCACCAATGGTGCCATCACCGATGTCCTGCTGGACGACGTGGTAACCCAGGCCATCAGCGGCACCGGCATCAAAATCACCAGGACCAGCGGCGCCGTCAGCGTCAAGATCGGCACGGTGGACGTGTCGCGCGCGGGAACGACGATTTCCCAGACTGGCAGCCCGACCGTGACGACCCTGGTGGACTCGGCCACCACCATCGCCATCGCCAGCGGCGGCACCGGCTCGATCACCCGGAAGGCGGCCAAGACGGCGCTCGGGCTGGTCTACGATGCCACCGTGCTGGATGACAACGTGATGATCGTGGACCTCGGCACGACGGTCTTCAATTTGCTGTTCGCGCTGAGCGGCAACGGCACTGGGGCGCCCAGAGGATTGTTCGCGGCGCGGGCGGCAACCGGCCCGTTCTGCGCCTCCATCGCCTCAACCGGCGGCACGGTCACCGCGACGACCGGGGCGCTCGCCGGCACCACCGGGGCCGATGGCACAGTCACCGTGTCGGCCGACACCACCGGCAAGCTGTACGTCGAGAACCGCTCTGGCAGCACCTACCGCTACACCGTCGCCGTCTTCGAGGCGCAGTCGTGAACGAGAGCCTGCTGCCGACGCGTCCCGTCTTGCTGGGGACCGAGGTGCTGCGCGGGGTCGGCCCTGACGGCAGTCCGCTGCGGGTGCCGGTGGCAGCCGTGCTCGACGCCGCCGAGGCGCGCTTTGCCACCAACGCCAAGATCGCGGCGCTGTGGCAGGAAGTCAGCGCGCTGGTCGACCGGCTGAAGGCGCTCGAGGACTGCTACGACGAACTGCCGGTGCCAACGGGCGCCGACCTCCAGCCGGAGATCGCGGCCCTGACCGCGCGCGTCACCCTGCTCGAAGCCGAAATCAAGACGAAGAAGGACAAATAGCGATGCCGGATTATTTCTATGAACCGGCGCGCGCGCTGCCGGCAAAGGCTCTGACCGCGACACCGACCGTCAGCACCTCCGCCTACACCAGCGGCGACAACGTCGGCGGCAAGATCACGCTCAGCGACGTCTGCCGCGGCCAGATGGGCAGCGGGCTGATCCAGTCCGTCGTCATCACCAGCAAGAGTGCCCAGACCGCCACCTTCGACGTCGTGTTCTTCAATTCCGATCCGAGCGGCAGCACCTTCACGGACAATGCCGCGCAGGCCATCGTCGATGCGGATCTCAGCAAGATCATCGGCGTGGCGCAATGCAGCACGGTGGTGGCGCTTGCGGCCGAGAGCATCCATCAGGCGACCGGGCTGGCGCTGCCCTTCGCGCTGAGCGGCGGGGCGACCACGCTCTATGCCGCCATCATCGTCCGCGGTACGCCGACGCTGGGCTCGACCAGCGACATCTGGGTCTCCGTCCGCGTGCTGCAGGACTGACCAGCATGAGCCTGATGGGAGCGCGCCGGGCGGTGATCCTGCAGCGGCCGGTGGCGGCTGCCGTGGCGTCGCCATACCCGAGCGGCACGTCGCTGTACCTGGATTTCGTCAACGCGGTCTATGGCGCCAGCACGTTTGCGAGCGCCTCGCCGACGACCAGGACGCTGGCGCAGCTTGTCACAGGTGCTGTCACACCTACGGCCAGCGGCATGCTGATCGGGGCGGGCGATGACGTGACCGTGCCGCTGTCACCGGCGGTGCTGTCGGGCACGTGGTTCAGTAACACGGTCGGCACGTTCTACGTCGAGGCCGTCATCGCCTACGACGCTTCGGGCGGATTTCCCCGCATCTGGGAAATGTCTGACGGGACAGACGGCAATCGGCTGATCGCGCGCTACAACGGCGCCACCAACATCGGCGGCGTGGTGACCATCGGCAGCGCCGACACCGAGCTGGTCTTCACGCCCTACACCTTGGCCGTGAAATTCGCCATCGCGTACGACGCTTCCGGCATCGCTGTGTGCCTGAACGGCGGCACCGTCCAGACCGACGCGGCCGTGGTCCCGACGCTGACCGGGTTGCAGTTGGGCAACAGAAATACAACCAAAAATAGGCAGCTCGACGGTAACGTCAAGAAGTTCGCCTTCTACGTCACGAAGCTGGGCAACGCCGCTCTGCAGACGCTGACGACCTGATCCGATGAAATACGACCCGAACGATCCGGACGCTGTCGCCTCCGAGGAGCGCCGCGCTGCGGTCAAACAGCAGCGCGATCTGGCCGACCTGCGCGCCGTGCTGGCGCTCGCCGAGGGCCGCCGCTGGATCTGGCGCGTGCTTGAGCAGACCGCGGCGTTCCGCGCCTCCTACGACCCGGACAACCCCATCCGCATGTCCTTCGCCGAGGGCCGGCGGAGCACCGGCCTGTGGCTGCTGGCCGAGCTTCAGCAGGCAGCGCCCGATGCCTTCCCGCAGATGATCGCGGAAACCTGGGGCGCCTCTCAACTCCCCACCCCCCACGATGACGAGGACGAACACCTGAGATGACTGGAGCCGTACCAGCGGCTGAACCGGCTGCCACTGCGGCGCCCGGTAACGCCACCC